AGATAGAATACTGCTAGTATACAGTATGTTACATTTATTTATATGGGGTGGTGTATCTAATGGCCATGCGACCTAAATCTCAGTTCATTGGTGGTAACGGGGTGCTTCTCACCAGAGCCCTGTTTGCTGATGCCGTCCAGAAGGAGCACGGGGATGCTAAGGCAGACTACAGCCGAGCCCTCTACCTCCTGTACTCGGATACTGATCGAGATGGCTACCAATCTCTCCATAGGCTTTATATGGATATGGCCGACCCATCCGAGGTACGGTTTGCTAACGCCTACTTTGAGAACTACGACCACTGGCTGAAGCTGTGTGAGGCTGACTGGTTTGGTCCATCCATAGTCAGATGGCGTGTTGAGCTAGACCTGTACATCCGGGCTAGGGCGCTAGTGGCTATCCGGGACAAGGCTATTGATCCTGCGGATAAGGACTGCTTCATGGCTAACCGGTTTCTGGTTCAGAACGGCTACTCCCTTAAACTGGGTGCTAAACCCGAGGGCAAGGCTGCTGGCCGGGCGGGACGTCCCTCTAGGGAAGCCATCAGGGAAGCGGCGGAAGATATGTTCCTCAACGCGCAGGATGTGACCTCTGATCTCGAACGCCTTCGGAAGATACTTCCCTCATGACCCGCGACGATGAGAAGGCAGTCCTGAAGGAAGCCCTTAAGGAGTGGATGGATGAGCAGTTCGCCCTGTTCGGTAAGTGGTCCCTCGGGGCCATTTCTGCGCTGGCCTTAAGTGCTCTAGTCTATTTTGTGTTATTTACCTCTGGCCTAGGACCCCGATAGATGGGAATTTTAGATGCAACGGGTTTGGGTTCCATCTTTGACTTCGGGTCTAAGGTGCTGGATAAAATCTTTCCTGATCCAGTGGCGGCTGCATCTGCCAAGGTTGAGCTCCTTAAACTCCAACAGTCGGGAGAGCTGGCACAGCTCGCCAGTGACACCCAACTGCTTCAGGGCCAGATCGACATTAACAAGATCGACGCTGCCTCTGAGCACCCGTTCCAGTCCTACTGGCGTCCTTTTATCGGCTGGGTGTGCGGCTCTATCTTTGCCTATAATTTCCTAGTTCAGCCATTTTTGGTGTTCTCTATCACAGTCTTCTGGCCCCAGTTTGGTGCTCTTGCTCTCCCCCATCTAGACCTTGGAGAGGTGACTCCGGTGCTTATGGGACTACTTGGTCTGGGCTATATGCGTACCCGTGAGAAGATTGCTGGGATCAAATAATGGTTGCTACTAAACCTCGCAGAGACGATGATGAAGTCCGGGCGCTTGCACTGGGTTCACTAGAGGCGTTCATACATCTCGTACACCCCCAGCGAGTTATCGGTTCTGTCCATAAGGAACTCATTAACTGGTGGACCCGTGATGGTGCGAAGAGTCACCAACTTACCCTTCTGCCACGCGACCATCAGAAGAGTGCTATGGTGGCTTACAGAGTGGCGTGGGAGATTACCAAGAACCCTGCTCTTCGTGTTCTCTACATCTCCTCGACAGCGAACCTAGCAGAGAAACAGCTTAAGTTCATAAAAGACATTCTAGTCTCTGACATCTACCGTAGGTACTGGCCTGAGATGGTCAACGTCGATGAGGGTCGCCGAGAGAAGTGGACTACCTCTGAAATTTCTGTGGACCATCCTCTCCGAAAGGCTGAGATTGTCCGAGACCCTACGATCTTTACGGCTGGTTTAACGACTACGATTACGGGCCTGCACTGCGATATTTCTGTTCTTGATGACTGCGTTACATACGAGAACGCCTACACAGAAGAAGGCCGAGTACGTGTTAAGGCGCAGTATTCTCTTCTGTCTTCGATTGAAGGCTCTGATGGGCGTGAGTGGGTTGTTGGTACGCGGTATCACTTAAAAGACCTGTATTCGAACCTGTTGACTATGGATGTAGATAGCTACGATAAGAACGGTGAGATTACCGGATCGTACTCCCTGTATGAGGCATTTGAGCGTCAGGTAGAAGACAGTGGCGATGGTACGGGTCAGTTCTTGTGGCCTCGTCAGCAGCGTTACGATGGCAAGTGGTTTGGTTTCAATACTGAAATTCTTGCTAAGAAACGTGCCCAGTATCTTGATCGTACTCAGTTCCGCGCTCAGTACTATAATGATCCGAATGATCCTTCTGAAGCGGTTATCGACCCAACCTTATTCCAGTACTATAACACCTCATACCTGAAGCGTCAAGATGGGTACTGGTATTACCGGGATAGGAGACTCAATGTTTATGCAGCAGTTGACTTTGCATTTTCTCTCGCTAGACGAGCGGATTACACATCCATTGTTGTTGTTGGTATCGACTCTGATCGCAATTACTATGTGATGGATATTGACCGCTTCAAGACAGACAAGATCAGTGACTACTATAGCCACATTCTACGTCTCCATCAGAAGTGGGATTTTCGTAAGGTTCGAGCCGAGGTAACGGCAGCCCAGCAGGTTATCGTTCGAGATTTAAAGACTAACTATATTCAGAGAGATGGTCTGGCGATTACGATTGATGAGTATCGGCCTACACGCCATGAAGGCAATAAAGAAGAGCGTGTCGAAGCTATCCTGCAACCGCGTTACCAGAACAAACAGATGTGGCACTATATGGGTGGAAACTGTCAAATACTGGAAGAGGAACTCGTATTGAAGAACCCGGCCCATGATGATGTGAAGGATTGCCTCGCCTCTTGCGTTGACATTTGTGTTGCCCCAACTGCTTCAAATCGAAATCATACGAATAATATTGTTCAGATCACGCACGCGCGTTTTGGTGGTATCCGATAAATGGCTGGTACAACTCTCGAACTTATGGACCTACTCGAACCTGATGCTCTTGGGTGCAGTATTGCCCGTCAGTTTATGGAATGGAAAACCCTTCGGAATAATCGTGAGCAAGAGTGGAAAGAAGTCCGTCAGTATGTATACGCAACTGATACGACTCAGACCTCTAACTCGGCTCTCCCGTGGAAGAACAAGACGACGATCCCTAAGATTTGTCAGATTAGCGATAACCTCTATGCTAACTACTCTGCTGCTTTGTTTCCTAAACGGAAGTGGGTGGATTGGGAAGGCGACACCTCATCAGACGAGTCTGCACAGAAACGTGAAGCTATCGTTCAGTATATGCAGTGGGTTGTGGATCGTAGTGATTTTCAATCGGTTATGCAGAGCGCCATCCTAGACTATATTCACTATGGTTTGCCGTTCCTCACTGTTGATTGGTGCGATGAGCGAGTGACTGATCCAGAGACAGGTGAAGAGAAGATGGGCTATGTAGGCCCTGTTCTGAAACGTCTTAACCCCCTTGACGTTGTTATGAACCCTCTCGCTCCTTCGTTTAAGCAAAGTCCCAAGATCGTACGGTCCTATATCACTCTCGGTGAAGTCAAAGAAATCCTTGAGCGGGAAACGACCGATGATAATGCAGAAGAGATGGAGCAGATTTACACCTATCTCCTGAAGATACGTACTGGTGCTGCGACTACTGGTGCAGGTGATAATTCAGTTAAAGATACCTACTTTCAGATGGATGGATTTACCTCGTTTCAAGCCTACCTACAGAGTAACTATGTTGAGGTGTTGACGTTCTATGGTGACATGTTCGACGTACAGAATAATGTGTTCTACAAGAACCACGTCATCACCGTCATTGATCGCCATAAGGTTGTCGGTAAAAAGCTAAACCCATCGTACTTCGGTACGGCTCCGATCTATAGCACCCAGTGGCGTAAGCGTCAAGACAATCTCTGGGGTATGGGTCCTCTGGATAATCTTCTGGGTATGCAGTACCGTATCGACCATCTTGAGAATATGAAGGCTGACGTTTACGATCTGGTGGTGTTCCCCCCTTTGAAGATCAAGGGCCACGTTACAGATTTTAACTGGGCTCCTATGGAACGTATCTATATTGGTGATGATGGCGATGTGGATATGCTGTCTCCCGATGTGAACGCCCTTCAGGTTAACTTCGAGATTAAAAACCTTGAAGACAAGATGGAAGAGATGGCCGGTGCGCCCAAGGAAGCAATGGGTTTCCGTACTCCGGGTGAGAAGACGGCTTATGAAGTGCAACGTATGGAGAACGCTTCTTCGCGTATCTTCTACAATAAGATTAATCAGTTTGAGCAGGAAATTGTTGAACCTGCTATGAACGCTATGCTAGAACTGGCTCGTAGAAAACTGGATGGTACGACTACTATTCGTATCCTTGACGATAACAACTCCTTTGTCAAGTTCCGTGAACTCTCGGCTGCTGATCTTACTGGGCAAGGTCGTCTTCGTCCTGTTGCTGCCAGACATTTTGCTGAACGAGCAGAGCTGGTCCAGAATATCACTTCGTTCATGGGCAGTGCCATTGGAGCCGATCCTGATGTCCGCCGTCACTTCTCGTCTTGGCAGTTGGCTAAGATGCTGGAAGAGGTTCTGGACCTTGGGCAATACAACCTTGTTTCAGAGAATGTGCGTATTGCTGAGAACGCAGAGGCACAGACTATGGCCAATTCGACGCAAGAGCAATCTGTTAATGAGAGTCTGACACCTTCTGGTTTGACCCCTGAGGATGCGCAGAATTCTTTCACAGGAGCCCCTAATGGCGCGTAATCTCTCAACTGCTTGGACAAAAGGGAAGACAACCCCTAACGAGATTGAGGCAGTAAAGAATTTAGTTCTAAACAGTTCAGCTATTCTAGGGCTTCTACGCCAAATTGTTCGTGAAAAGATAGAAGCCCAACAGCGTACTGAGTTCTCTCTATCTTCTTATGATAACCCTTCATGGGCTCATAAGCAGGCCCACCACAATGGGAGAATGCAGGCACTAAATGAGATAGACCATCTTCTCAACATAACCGGAGAATAACCGTATGACCGATACGCTTTTTGATGACACCAATACTGCTGTAGACGATCTTGACCCCACGAAAGACTACATTACAGAATTGGTTGGCGATGGTAAGAAGTTCAAGACCCCTCAGGACCTCGCCCGCGCCAAACTGGAGTCTGACCGTTTCATTGCACAACTAACAGGTGAACTGGCTGGTCTCCGCACTGACTTGAATGCCCGAATTTCTATGGAAGAGTTGGTTGCTGAAATTAAAGCAGCCGGGTCTACCAGTCCGAGGTCTGAGCCCACTAACCATGTGGATCACAGAGAGGATGATGCTAGCAAACGGGCGCTGACTTCTGAGGAGATCGAGCAGATTGTGTCTGCCCGGTTGGCGAAGGAGCAGAACAGGACTGAAACTAACCGAAACCTCCAGACGGTGCGTGACAAGCTCGTTGAAGAGTTCGGTCAGAATTATTCCTCGCACTTGGAGCGCATTGCCTCCGAATTGGGTGTTAAGCGCGAGTATCTCGACAATCTGGCTAAAGATAATCCTAATGTGTTCTTTCGCGTCACTGGTGTGGGCGTTAGACGGGTGGATAACTTTAGTGGAGTACCTGTTTCTCAGGTTAATTCTGCTGGTGCGTTCACAACCACTGGTGGAGACCGAGACTGGAACTACTATGAGAACTTGCGTAAAACCGCCCCTAAAACCTATTGGCAACCTAAGGTTCAGAACGAAATGTTTGAACAGGCCAAGCGGTTAGGACCTAAATTTAAACCGTGATTGGAGACTAAATTATGAGTGGTTTTACAACGACTAACAACGATCATCTTATTCGGTCGTTGCTGTGGTCTTCGCAGATCAAAGAGACCCTTCTCGATGAACTGTTTGCGCAGACCTACGTAGACTGGATTACTGACTTCCCGGATGGCGATACGCTTAATATCCCCAGCATCGGTCAGGCAGAAGTGCTCGACTATGCGGAAGGTCAGGCTGTCCGATACACTGCCATGGACACCGGCAACTTTACGTTCTCTATCTCTAAGTATAAGTCTTCGGCGACCTATATCACTGAGAAGATGAAGCAGGACTCGTTCTACATGAACCGTCTTGTGGCCTCGTTCGTTCCTAAGCAGGCCCGTGCTATCGCCAAAGCAATGGAAGTGGATGTTCTTGCTTGCGGCCCCGCTGGCCAGACCCCTTCGGTTGTTAATGCGATCAACGGTGCCAACCACCGCTTTGTGGGCACGGGTACTAGCTCAACGATTGACGTGTCTGACTTTGCGAAAGCTAAGTATGCCCTTCAGAAGGCCAACGTCCCCATGACTAACCTTGTGGCGATTGTGGACCCGTCTGTGGAGTATAAACTCTCGACCCTTACGAACCTTGTCAATGTTAGCAACAACCCGCGTTGGGAAGGCATCGTTGCTACGGGCATGTCCACGGGTATGAAGTTCATCACGAACATCTACGGCTTCGATGTTTATGTGTCCCAGAACCTTCCGTCGCTGCCCAGTGAAACGATTGCTGGTGTCTCCACGGATGCGACTGGCGTTGGTAACCTGTTCTTCTCTGCGGCTCCTGATGTGCTTCCGTTTGTTGGTGCAGTTCGCCAACCTCCGAAAGTTGACTCAGAGTTCAACAAGGACTTCCAGCGTGAGGAATATGTGACTACGGCCCGTTATGACTTCAAGTTGTATCGTCCCGAAAACCTTGTCACGATCTTGACCAACACGACTCTGGTTTAATAGGAGATACAAACTATGGCTAATACTTGGCTTAATAACGACGGCCTGTTCATCAAATACGGTGTAACAGAAGCCGGGCCCGCTACTACGGGTGAGTATAATTTCCAAGGTTCTCATTATCTTGAGACGGTGATTACACTCTCGACTCTTGCGGCCACGCCCACGATCCTTGACGATACTGTTAAGGTTCCTCGTGGTTCGGTTGTCTATAGGATCGAAACGTATGCGGAGGTTGCTGCCACCGGTTCTGGTGCCCTTCTGAACGTGGGCTTGATCCGTGAGGACCGCACGACTGAGAACGACTACAACGGCTATATTGCTGTTCTGCCTCTGACGAGCATCGACGCCACGGGTGAGACGACGACTCTTACTCCGGGTGCAACCTATGCTGGTGCTCTGGCAGGTGTCCCGCTCACCTATGATGGCTTCCTTACGGCCGACTATGACACAGCGGCGTACGCGACTGGAAAACTTCGAGTGAAGATTTTCTACTACATCCCGTAACGCCGGGGTTCCGAGGGGGTTCATCTAACGGTGCTCCTCCTCGGATTTCTCTTTGTTTCATCTTATTGTGGAGACACACATGGCTAATCCTCGCCCCAGCGACTCTCTCTTGGCTGATCGCAACAGCAAACCTCTCCTTACTGCCCGCCAGACACACGTAAATCCCGTGGTGACTATGACCTATACGTCGGGTTCCGCCCCGGCTGTTACTGGTGCGCTGACGGTAGCGAACTCAGCAACTCCCACCGTTGTTGAACTTCTCAAGTACTGCACTGAACTTCAGGCGAAACTCACGGCTATTAATACGATCCTTGAGTCTCACGGCCTTAGCGCGGACGCATAATCCATGGCACTTCATAAAGATTTATCAGGCACCGATCTGCATGAGCCTAAAGGTGCCTCGTCTGCTTCTGCCAATACGGTTTATGTAGCGAACGGTGCAGGTTCAGGAGCGTGGTCTATTATTAGTCCAGCTTCTATTGGCTGGAGTTTGCTTAGTGTCTACAACAGTGCGGACCAGACTATCGCCATTTCCGAAACAACCGCAAACTGGACATCAACCTCTAGTGTTGTCGGCTCAAGTCTAGAAATTGTTAGCGGTAACACAACCCGTATCCGCGCCCTACGTGCTGGGACAATGCTGTGTACGTTTACTATGGCGATCACATCGGCGGCGGCCCCCAACTGCTGTATTCGTATTAAAAAGAACGGTAGTACTTATATTGCTGGCGCTGTAGTTAATATAGTAAACCCCCCGGCAAGTGCTTCTAATTCGATCACTGTAACTACTACTATTCCTGTTGCTCTTAATGACTATATAGAACTTGTAGGCCAGTCTTCTACGGGCCCATCCGCATGGAAAGCTGTTAGCGGTGCTGTTGCATCCTCTCCTAGCACTGTTGCTACTGTTGTACTTTTTTAAGGTAGGATCACATGGCTAAATACACACCTACCGAACTAACTAACTTGACTTCTGAGTCTTCAGCGGTCACGACGATTAATAACAACCTTCAGGACATCGCAGATGCTCTAGAGAATACTCTCTCTCGTGATGGCACCTCACCGAATGCGATGAACGCCCTATTGGATATGAACACATATCGTATCCTTAATCTACCTGTGGCTACGACAAATACTGAACCCGTTCGTAAAGCTGAGTTCGATGTAGGTATTGCTCCTCTAACGTCTATCGCTGCCAGTGTAGCTGCGGCTGCTGCTAGTGCTACGGCTGCTGCTGCGTCAGCGGGGAACGCTTCAACTTCCGCTACTACGGCTACGACGCAAGCGGGTATCGCTACCACTCAGGCAACGAATGCTGCCACCTCTGCGACCACTGCTACAACTCAGGCAGGTACGGCTACTACACAGGCAGGATTGGCCTCTACTTCTGCCACCAATGCAGCTACTAGTGCAACAACCGCCACAACTCAAGCAGGTATAGCAACCACTCAAGCCGGGAATGCGTCGACGAGTGCAGGCAGTGCTGCTACTTCTGCCACGACCGCCACAACTCAAGCAGGGTTGGCTTCTACTTCTGCCACCAATGCAGCAACCTCTGCTACTAATGCGGCTACTAGTGCGACCAACGCCGCCAATGCTGCTGCTGCCATTCTCGCAACGTCGACTACAAGTAATACTATTGGAACGGGTGCGAAAACCTTTACTACACAGGCCTCGAAACAGTTTCAAGCCGGGCAGTTTATTTTAGTCTCAGACTCAAGTAATTCGGCCAACTACATGCACGGAACTGTCACAAGCTATAGTGGCACCTCTCTCGTCATTAATTCTCTGAATATCGGCGGTTCTGGTACTCTCACGAGTTGGAATATCTCTATCTCTGGTTCTCCGGGGGCTTCGGGTTCATTAGCGTCTCCGGGACCTATCGGTAACATAACCCCCGGTAGCATTGCAGCCACAACGATAACTGCTAGTAGCACCATTACACCTTCCCAAACTAGCGGTATTGTCGGCACAACAACGAATAACAACGCTAACGCGGGCAGCGTCGGTGAGATTATTGAGAGTGAAATACCAATCGGTTCTGCCGTGTCTCTCGGAACATCGGGATCAACCATAAACATCACCTCAATTTCGCTTACTGCGGGCGATTGGGATGTTGAAGGAAACATCCTTTTTACGCCAACCGGAGGCGCTCTGACTGCGGCGGTGGCGACGATGAACACAGTATCGGCCACGCTAGCGCCGCGACCCAATAAAGGGGCCTATGCACAGATCGGCGGCATATCCACGACGGACACGCTAGCGCTTGTGACCGGCAAGCGCCGATATTCGTTGTCAACGACGACAACGGTTTATTTGGTCGCATTCGCGTCATTTGTAGGAACTCCGACCGCATACGGATATATCGTCGCCCGCCGTATGCGCTGATTTTATAGTTAAATCGATCACATATCAGTGGTAGGATTCTGAACGCAGTCGCTCCGAGGATGTTGAGATGTTCAGGATAATCTCTGGTTTCTTATCGCTTTTTCGGGCTTTGGCCGCTCCCCGACCTCCCTCATTCCCCGGGGGTGTTTTTCATGATTCTTTCTGAAAGGGTTTTCCATGCGCTTCTTCGGCAACGCCAGCACGGCGGTCACGGCGTCTTACACCGTCTCGAATGCAGATGACGGGACGACTATCGCGGCAGGCGGCAATGCTTTCTATACCGTCAGTGTGGGTGCGGCGTCTGGGTATAATCCTGACTTCGTAGCGATGATCTCAAACATCGACACCTCGCGCGGCAAGTCGATTTCCATCAACGGCTATAGCAGCTTCATCCTTTGGCCCGGCCAATCGTTTTTGCTCTTCAATCAAGGCAATGCGTGGCAGTTCAATCACCCGGGCCGATGGGTTCTTGCGGCAGGCATAACGTGGAACGTCAACGCCGCGAGCGGAAGCAATTCGAGCGATGGTCTGGGCACGGGCAGCGGGGCCTTTGCGACCATCCAGTATGCGGTCAACGTTCTTCAGAGCCAGATCGACAGCCGCAATTTCTCGCTCGGGATTCAATTGGCACCCGGCAATTATAACGAGAACGTGCTTTTGCTCGGGCAAAGCTCCTTTGGCAATTCGTCGATTGTCTTTCACGGGAACCCTGCATCGCCCACCACGGTGAGCTGGAACGCGACAGGGCCGAATGGAACAGCTCTTGCGGTACGCGATTATGCCATTGCCATCGTCGATGGAATTCGCTTCACCGGCAACAGTACAGGTCAGACGGCGATGTCGTCGTCTCAATTTGCCGTGATCGATTTTAGCAATGTTGAGTTCGGTCCCTTTTCCGGCGGCTCTCACCTCGTCGTCGCCACGAACGGATCGATCAACTATAATGGCGGTTCCTATGTCATCAATGGCGTCATGTCGTCCCATTGGAATGTCCAGAGCGGCGGCTCCATGAATGTCTCGACTGCAGCGATCAACCTGCCGGTCGGAAATGCGTTCAATCAATTTCTTTATATGACCCTGAACTCCAATTTTCAGGCCTACGGAACGACGTTCACGGGAATTGGGTCGGGCATGGGCTCTTCCGGGCTGAAATACAACGTGCGCGCGAACTCGTCTGCGTCTCTCGGCGGAGCGATATTGCCCGGCTCTACTCCCGGAATTACCGCTTCTGGCGGCCAAGTTTTCTGAAAGTCCGACATGACGGCGCCGCCACGTTTACCCCTGACTCTGAATAGCACTTAACTGTAGGTAACAAGTAATATGGCAACGACTCTTCTTGATATGGTCCAAGACCTTCTGACCAGCCTCGATAGCTTCTCTGTGAATTCTATTGCCGATACGGAAGAGTCGTTGTCAGTTGCTCGCATTATCTCTCAGTCTTACCGTGATTTGGTAGCACTCTGGGACATTCCTGAGAATAAAACCTTCTTTGAACTAGAATCCTCAGGGGATGCCGATCAGCCTACTCTTATGTACCGGCCCGCAGCAGTATCTTCGATTGAATGGGTGAAGTATAACCAGCAGCTTTCCAGTGATACTCTGGCCAAGTTTCGCCCGGTAACCTACGTTCCACTTGACAAGTTTACAGAAATGATGTATAATACTACTGAGGGTGACAATGTTGTGTCATACCCACTTACGTTAGGTGACTCTTCTATTGACATCATCTGTACTAATGATAAGTGGCCTACTTACTACACCTCGTTCAATGACTCGACAATTATCTTCGACTCCTATATGGCCTCTGAGGATGCTATTCTAGTTAAGAATAAGTCTCTTGCTTACGGGCTAGAAGACCACGAAATATCCTTGACAGACACCTTTGTGTTCCCTCTTGACACACGTCAACTCTCGCTACTGTTCAACTCCGCCAAACTACAGGCGTTCATTGAGCTTAAACAAGTAGCAAACCCCGTGGCTCAGAAACGGGAACGGGATGGTCTTATCCAGATGGAGCGGACTAAACAGGCTATTAAAGGCGCACCTGCCACATACTTCACACCAGACTACGGACGGAAACGCTAGTATGTTTGATGATTTTAACGGTGATCGAGAAGACCTTGATCCGACGATTATCCCCTATAAGAAGAACAATCAGATTATTCTCCGTCGCTCTGCTCCTCATGGGTTCTGGGTCATGTCTCTTGCGAGGGGGCCTATCCCGATTGCTCTTGAAGGTTCTTTTACCTCCCGCACACAAGCCCTTGATCGCCTCTCCCTGTTCTTGAAAGAAGACATTAATGCCTAGAAATGTTGGGGCAAATATTGAGAACAGCTTTATCAAAGGGCTGGTTACTGATGCGACTGGTCTTAACTTTCCTGAGAACGCTGTTGTAGAGACTGACAATTGCGTGTTCTCGGAGTTTGGGACGGTAGCGCGACGCCTTGGGATCGACTACGAACAAGACAGCGCGCCTGTGTCGTTTACCCGTACTGGTGGGGCAGTAGTAGAGTATGAATGGAAAGCTGTTTCCGGTCTCAGCACATTCTCATTCTTTGTGCTTCAGATGGAGAGCACAATCTATTTCTTTCAGGCGGATGAAGATGCCTCTCTGACCCCTAACGTCAAATCGTTCACAATCAATCTGAATACGTATAA